GCTGGCTTATTATATTGCAGGTGAGTCAGCCTCTGAGGACGGCGTTATATTGTGGGATAGGACTGGTTACCCGGTAATATCTAAGAACGGCGTGTACCGTCAAATTGTATTGGCAGATGGGTATGGTAACTTTTCGACAACGTCTGACATTGTGGCCTCTCAGGCAGATACAGCTTACGCAATAGCGTTTACAACAGCAGTAGCAAATGGCGGAATATCATTAAACGCATCAGATAGCACTAGAATAGATTTTGCCGAGGCTGGGGTGTACAGCATCTCAGGTCACTTACAGCTTAAATCTACTAGTGCCTCAGCTAAAACATTGTATTGGTGGCTTGCGATCAACGGCGTTAACATTAATCACGGTGAGCGTCAAAACCTAAACGTCAACAACGGGTATCATATTTTAGGTGTTAGCGACCAATTAAACCTTTCTGCAGGTGATTACATAAAAGTAATGTGGGCAACAAGCCATGTTGATTTATTTCTTGATGCGGCTGCTGCTACATCGTTTGCGCCTGCATCAGAGGCGATAAATATTAGTATCACCAGAAGCCGTCAATAGATGTTATAATCGGGCATCAATTACAGGGTGATGTATGCAGGATTTAAAGTCAGAGCTAGATAGATGCAGGAAGTGGATTGAAGCAGCATTGGAGTACAGTGGCGGTACGCACGAGTACGAAGATATTGTTAATTCAATCAAGAAAGGATACATGCAGTTTTGGCCTGCCGAGAATGGTTGCGCTGTAACTGAGATAGTGACGTTTCCTAGGAAAAAGGTTTTTCATATATTCCTGGCTGGCGGTGAAAAGAATCAGATTGTTGACATGGATGAGTCGGCTGTTGAGTTTGCGAAAGCACAAGGATGTACGGGCATGACAATTGCCGGGCGAAGAGGTTGGGCAAGGGTCTTATTAACAAAGGGGTGGACTGAAGCGTTCACCACACTTAGCAAGGAAATATGATATGAGCGGTGGCAAGGGCGGTGGTCAAACCACAGAGAATACTATTCCAGAGTGGGCAAAACAGCCGACAATCAGGAACTTAGCGAGAGCTGAAGAAGTCCAGAAAATTGGCTATATGCCATACTATGGTCCTGACATTGCTGCCTTCAACCCAACGCAGCAAACTGCAATGCAAAGCAATATGGATGCTGCTGCTGCCTTTGGTCTCGCAGCTCCAGGTCAGGACGCTATGGCTGGTATGCCACAAGCACAAGACTTCGGTGGAATTTCAGGTTACGCTTCTGCGCCAATTTTTGAGCAGGCTGTTACTGAGCTTGAGCAGAAGGCACCCGGATATGTAAAAGAATATAACGAACTGTTTGCTGACAACACTCCTACAGCTTCTGGTGGCAGCGGTAAAGCTGGCGGCGCTGTCAGTGTTGGTAACCCTGGTAGCGGGCTTTCGGGCGGCAGCTTTACTCCGCAAATTGATAACACAGGTTTAGGCGGAACTTATAATACGCCAGAGCCGCAAGTCGAATATGGGTCAATGGGCAGGAAAGTTGAGCAAGAGCCTGTTTTTCAGCCATCTACAGCTAGAGTAGACCCCAATCCAAGTAGTTATGTTAGCAGTAACAACTTACAAAATTTAGCTATCCCAACAGCTCAGCCAGTACAAGCTCCAGCAATAAATGTTGATGATCAAATGCTCAATATGCGCTACAACAAGAGGAACAGATAATGGCAGCAGGTTACGGTAATCCCCAACAATACGGCGGCAATTTTACAACGCAAGCAGGACCTCCTGCAGCACCAGCTCCTGTAATACCAGCTCCTTCAATACCAGCGGATCCAGCTCTTGCAGCTCCTGCAGCACCAGCTCCTCTAGCAAATACTGCTGCTCCTTTTACTCCTAGCTCTAGTGGTGGTGGCGGTAAAGGTGGGGCAGCACCAGCTCCTGCGGCTCCTGCGGCTCCTGCAGCTCCTGCAGCTCCTATGGCGCCAAACATTAATCAAAGCGCAGCAGCAGGCATTCAAGGCTCTATGGCTGGAGCAGCTAGAGAAATGAACTATCAGCCCATGAATGTTGCCGCTGGCGGTTATGGCGCCACTACAGGCAATGCTCAGGGATATGGAGCGGCTCAGTCTGGCGCAACAGGATTCCAAGGCGCTAGTGTAGGTTCGCAAGGCTATGATTTCTCTAGAACTGGGTCTCAAGGCTATGACGCATCTAGGACTGGCTCTCAAGGCTTTAATGCTGCTGATACACGCTCTCAAGGATTTAATGCTGCAAGAACTGGCTCGCAAGGTTTTAACGCTGAGCGACTAGGCGGATCTCCTACGGTTACATCAAGAGACGTTACTGCAGGGCAATTATCCAATACAGATTTAAGCCGCTACACCAACCCATATGAAAGTCAGGTGGTCCAAAGCACTCTTGGTGATTTAGACCGAGCCAGACAATTATCTATGGGCCAAGCTGGCGCTCAAGCAAGTGCTGCAGGTGCATTTGGCGGGTCACGACAAGCCCTTATGGAAGCTGAGACTAACCGCTCGTTTGCTGATCAAGCTGCTAGGTCTGCTGGCCAATTACGACAAGCTGGCTTTAATCAGGCGCAGGGAATGGCTCAACAAGACATTCAAGGCAGAATGCAAGCAGGATTGGCTAATCAGCAGGCTGGGCTGCAAGCAGGCACAACTACTGCAAACCTTGCTCAACAGCGCAATATGGCTAATCAGGCTGCAGGCATGCGGGCTAACGAGTTTGGCGCATCTGCTGCCAACCAAGCAGCATTATCTAATCAGCAGGCGTTAAATCAAGCCAGCCAATTTGGAGCATCTTCTGCCAATCAGGCCGCCGCACAAGCATCACAGCAACAGCAGGCCGCTAATCAGTTCGGCGCCTCTGCCGCTAATCAGGCAGCTATGGCTAATATGGCCGCTGCAAATCAGGCGTCTCAGTTTGGTGCAGGTGCATCTAATCAAGCGTCACTGGCTAACATGGCTGCAGCTAACCAGGCATCTCAGTTTGGCGCATCCGCTGCTAATCAAGCTGCCGCACAGGCCGCTCAAAATCAGCAAGCTGCGTCTATGTTTGGAGCATCTGCTGCTAACCAAGCCGCGCTGGCTAACACTGCCGCAACCAATCAAGCGTCTCAGTTTGGTGCTGGAGCAGCTAACCAGCAAATGATCGCTAATCAAGCCGCGCTTAATCAGGCTGGCCAGTTTAACTCGCAGCAGGATATGCAGGCTCAGTTAGCTAATCAGCAAGCAGGGTTGTCTGGATCATCTCAGCGCCTAGGAGCTGCCGGTCAATTAGGAAGCCTGTCTAACCTTGGGTTTGGTATGGGTCAGACTGTTAACCAGAACCTATCTCAGCAAGGTATTATGCAGCAGGCTATGCAACAACAGCTTATTGATGCCGCTAAGGCTCAGTTTGCCGGGTACACTGGCGCACCTTACCAGTCTATTGGCTTACTGTCTCAAGCTCTTGGTGCCTCCGCTATTCCACAGTCATCTAACACTCAGAAGCAACTTGGCGCAATGGATTACCTATCATTAGGTGCTGGCGTTATGGGAATGTCTGATGCTCGACTGAAGACCAACATTAATCAGGTGGGCAACCTTCCAAATGGCTTAGGTCTATACACTTGGGATTGGACTGAGGACGCCGTTAATAAAGGTCTAAGCAACAGCATGACGCTTGGTGTAATTGCACAAGAAGTTGAGCAAGCAATGCCAGGAATGACTGTTAAAACTCCATCTGGATACATTGCTGTTAACTACGGCGAACTTTACAAGGGCCTATAAGATGTATAACGAAGAAACAGATAAAGAAGCGATGCTGCGCAAGATAATGCAAAGCTCGCAAATGGTTGACCCGTCTCAAATGGCGGGTATGACCGCAGGCAATGGTCAGATAGATAATACCGGCGCAACTATAGATGCATTAACTCAAGCCCAAACACCAGACCCTGCATTTTTACAGGCTCAGGAAAACGCTCAATCTGACTTGGCTGCTCAAGAACGAAAAGACCAGCTTATGGCACTAAGTGGAGCGGCTGGAGGAATGTCTTTTAACCCAGGTATTCCAGATATGGGTGGATTGCAGCGAGGCGGTGGTTTAATGCCTATGCAAGCGGCGCCAGACCTATCTGGTTCTGCATCTTCTCCAGACTTTGCCGCATTGATGGGCGACAACCAAGTAGATATAATGGGTCTTCTGAACTCTTTTAAGTAAATAGGATTTTATAATGGCAATTGAATACGATGATTTACTCAAAAAGATCAGCCAGGCTGGTGGACAGCAAGGTCTAGCGCCTATGCCCCCAGGATTGTCTCAGCAATATTCTACCCCGCAAGATATGAGTACGGGTGGGCAGATAGCTGCGTCAATGCAACAGCGGCCATCACAGGCTCCTTCTCAGCAGATGCAGCAGCAAATGCAACAGCAGATGCAACAGCAGATGCAACAGGGTCAGGCGCCTCAGCAAGCTCCAGCACCGCAAGCTAAGCCAGGCTTGTTGTCTCGCATGGGTTCTGGTGCTATGAATTTCCTGCAAGACAAAGAAAAAATGAAAGACATGCAGGCTTTATTTAACTCGGCATCATTTGCACCAGATGCCGGGATACAGCAAGCGTATGTTGATCGTCAGAAATTGCGCAGAGAAGAAGGCTCGGCTAATAGAACTGTTGTTCAGTTAAGAAAGCTGGCTCAAAAAGGTGACAATAAAGCCGGGCAAACAGCGGATTTAATTGAAGCGTATCCAGATCAAGCTAAATCAATTTACAGTGCATATATAAGTCAACAATATGCTGCCCCAAAGTCAACTTTTACTCAAATGAGTGGACAACAACTTGCTGATAAAGGAGTGGCTGGATTCGATCTTGATAAAAATTATAATGTAGATACGGTAAGTGGGAAGATTACTCAAATTGGAGGCGGCGGTGTTAATATAAATATGCCAAACCTTTCTGAGTCACAAGGCGGAGCTACTAATTTTTACAATAGGGCGCTTGGTGCTAATGACATTATTAGTTTAACTGAAAACCAAGGTACTGAGTTAGGTCAATATGCTTTAGGTCAGCTCCCATTGCTTGGTAATATGCTTGTAACCCCGGAATACAGAAGATTTTCGTCTGCAAAAAATGACTTTATTTCAGCAGTTTTGCGTAAAGAATCTGGAGCTGCTATTAGCGTTCAAGAATTTGAAAAGGAAGATGTTAAATACTTTCCTCAGCCCGGCGATGATCAGCAAGTAATTGCAGATAAAAAAGCGTCTAGAAATAGAGCAATACAAGGATTGAAATTCCAGTCCGGAGAAGGAGCTGAATTAGTTGATAAATCAAGATCGGGATTGCCGTCTAATGTTACAGTCACTAGGGTAGACTAATAATGCCAGATTATGTAGTTAACATTGATGGAGAAAAGTTCAAAGTTTCGTCTGAAGAAGATTTAACTTCATCTGAAGCCTATGAATACGCATTGCAAGATAAAAATCAACAATCAATAGATAGCGACCCAAAGCGCGTAGCCTTGCAAGAGATAATGGACCAGCAAGATGTTAGTGCTAGGCAGCGGATGGTTGAGAAAGACCCTGTAAGGTCCGGCTTTTATTCTGCTGCGGGTAATATACCTTACATTGGAAAAGGCGCTGATGAGTTTCTTGGTACTTATGGTCCAGATTCAATTGAAAAAATACGGTCTCTACAGCAGGGTGTAGAAGAGAGCTTTCCTATTCAATCCGGTCTAGCAACCGCTGGTGGCATTGGATTAGGAATAGCTGGAGCATCAAGGTTTCCTGGCGTTAAACCTGGACCTTTAGGGGCAACTGTAGCTAAAACAACAGGTCTTGGGACCGGGTTTGGTGCCTTAGAAGGTGGATTGTCTGGGTATCTTGGTGGAGAAGGAGGTCCGCTATCTGACTCTCGGTTAACGGGAGCAAAGCAGGGTGCTGGGTATGGCGCAATGTTTGGTGGCGGTTTAGGAACTGTGGGAGGCATTGGTCAATATTTGTATCAAGCTGGATCATTAAGGTCTGGAGTAAAAAGCCTTGCCGAAGATTTAGGCGTTTCAAAAACTACTGCTGCTATTCTTTTGCAAGAAATTAAAACAGGCAAAAATTTAGATAATATGATTTCAGCTATTAGAAGAGCTGGAGAAAAAGGCATGATTGCTGATGCAGATAAAGCAATATCACAGCTATTAGATGTCTCAATACAATCTGGCGGAACTGGCTCTGCTATAGGTCGAGAGGCTGTGTACGGTCGAGCAGAACAACAAGCTGAAAGTATTGGCAGAACAATGGACGAAACTCTTGGTGAGGCTCCTGTTGGGTTACAAACAGCTACAGAAGCCGCTGCAGCAAGAACTGCCGGGGAAAGAAGCGCGAAATATGGAGAAGCGTATGGCTCTCCAATTGATTATGCCGATGAAACCGGTATGGCTATTGAAAAAACGCTTGGAAGAATTAACAGTATAGAACCAGCAGCTTTACAAAAAGCTATTGCTAGAGCTAATAAGCAAATGGAGTTTAACAACACTCCTAACCAACAAATAATGGCCGACATTGCAGAGGACGGAACAATAACATTTAAAGAAATGCCTAATGTTCAGCAATTGGATATGATTAAGCGACAATTAAATCAAATGGCAACAGAAAACACTTTTAATGGTGTTAAAAACTTTGAAGGTCAAATGTATGACGCTTTAGCCAGGGAGCTGCGCGATGTTACAGAGCAGGCTGTTCCTGCTTATGGGTCTGCAGTTAGAAGTGGAGCTGCAAAAATTCAAGAGCAAGAGGTTTTAGAAATTGGCGGAAGACTGCTGAAAGAAAAGACTCCTGTAGAAGAGGTTCTTGTTGCAACACGAAATGCTGACCAGACTCAAATGAACGCTATAAAACTTGGGTTAAGGTCTGAAATTGAATCGGTTTTGGGAAGTGCAAGATCATCAATAAATAGCGGGACTGTTGAGGGTGTTGCTTCTGCAAGAAAACTTCTTAACCAAATGAGCAGCCCTAACGCGCAGAAAAAAATGCAAATGGTTCTTGGTGATGACGCTTACAGAACAATGATGTCAAAACTAACTGAAGTAAGAGCCGCATTAGAGCTTATGGGCGATGTTGCACCTAACTCAGCAACAGCAGTAAGAACAAGGCTTACTGGAACAATTGATGAGATAATTAGTGGCGGACCGATTCAGTCTATTATGCGGGGAGAACCTGCTGTAACTACTAGACAAATCGTTCAAAGCCTAACTGGTAAAACAGATGAAGCATTAATGGGTAAAAAAGATGATATCATGGCGGAAATTGCTTCTGTGCTTACAGGCGCTAGAGGTAAAGATGCTGAAGCGGCTTTAAAATACATTGACGCGGCTCAAAAAGGACAGGTTTTGACTGAAGCTCAAGCCAGTTTTGTTGCAAACTTAGCGCGTAAAACGGCATCAATTTCAGGTAGAGAACTTGCACCAAACCCCGAGGATCAAAAGTAATGGAACTAAAGCCAATAGAAGAAAGCGAGATTGAAGATATTGCAAGAGAAGCAATTTTAGATTCAATCGACTTTGTTGAAAGTGAAGTTGCAGAGGATCGCATTAAGGCTCAAAGATATTACAACGGTGAGGTTGATATTGGCGAAGAGGAAGGCCGCTCAACTGTCGTGTCTACAAAGATACGCGATGCTATCCGCGCTATTAAGCCAAGTTTGCTGCGTGTATTCTTATCAACTGACCGCCCGGTAGAGTTTGTTCCTACTGGTCCAGAAGATATTAAGTTTGCTGAGCAGGCTACAAAGTACATTCAATACAAGTTCCAGGAGCTAAACGGCTACGAAATTCTTAATGAAGCGTTTCATGATGCATTGCTCAAAAAAACCGGTATCGTAAAAGTATACTGGGATAATTACATGGAGTCGGAGACCTACACGTTTAATAACCTAAACGATATGGAATTCTCGACTATTGTTAACGAGCAGAATATTGAAGTTATTGATCATACTACCAAGATATCTATAGAGCTTGATGAGTTTGGTGCTGAGGTAGAAATGCCCCGCCATGACTTAAAGGTAAGTAAAATCAGCGACATGGGTAAATTATGCGTTGAATCTGTTCCACCTGAAGAGTTTTTTATTGACCGAAACGCGACAGGTATTGAGTCGGCGTATGTATGCGGTCAAAGAACTGAAGTTAGGGTCAGTGACCTGGTTGAGATGGGTTATGACTTTGATGAAGTATCTGAACTGTCTGGCCTTGGTCATTCAGACACATTCTCTGAAGTTGAGCGTTACGAGCGCAGAGGGTACGAAGAAGATTATAAAACAGAAAATGTATTAGACCCTTCAATGCGTATAGTTGCTTTTACTGAGCTGTATATGAAGATTGACGTTAATGGGACAGGCGTTGCAGAAATGCAAAAAATTGTTCTTGGCGGCAATGACTACAAGCTATTGAGCTACGAGCCTTGGGGTGACCAGCCTTTTGCTGCGTTTGAAATTGACCCAGAGCCGCACACGTTCTATGGCCGATCTATTGCCGACTTGCTGTTTGGGGACCAAGATGCCTCAACTATGATGCTTCGAGGCGTTCTAGATAATGTTGCGCTTACTAATCACCCCCGAACAGAGGTTATTGACGGGGCGGTTAACATGGATGACATGCTCAACAACGAGATTGGTGGTATTGTTCGTGTTCGACAGGGTGGCGCTATAGTCCCTCTTTCAGTTCCATTTGTAGCTGCTCAAACATTATCTGCTATTGAATATTACGATAGTACAATTGAGCAAAAAGTTGGCATTTCAAGAGCTAGTCTTGGGTTAAACCCGGACGCACTGCAAGCGACTACAGCAACAGCCGTTAACGCTACTATGCAAGGCGCCGCAGGTCAGACTGAAGTTATGGCCCGCAACTTGGCAGAGGGCGGTGTACGCCAGATGTTTAAGTTAATGCTGAAGCTCGTAATTGAAAACTGTGACGAA